ATCAGTTCTTTGCAATACCCCTTCTTTGTCAAAGATTTCGGTCTTTTTAAGTGCTTCTACTCTATCTATTAACCCTGCTTGATAAGCTTCCATGTATAATTGGAACTCACCATACTTATTAGATGGCAGTGTAGAACCTCCAAGTATACGCACATCAAATTGACCTACTGTAATATCATTTTCAATTGACATTAACTCATTAGTTTTATCATCGTATAAACGAGCATTTACTGTAAACTCACTTATATCATTGTTAGGTTGTACTATTCTAAACGTCTTTTTAAATCTATAGTGTTGTCTAGCCATATTATATATAACTTGACCTAATCTTTTCATTGACCCTTCAATATCTCTTAACTTAGACTTTGAACGTCTTTGTCCAACATTCTCCATCATCATAGTAGCTGAATATGTTCTAGGTGCCGCATCTGTACTACCTTGCATCATTTCAAATATACCAATATTCAAATCAATATAACCTTCAATCATTTTAGGTAATGACAATATACTACCTGATAATGGTTGTGGTGAAGGAAAATGAGGTTCCCCAAAAGATGGGTCATATTCGATAGTAGCATTAGGATTTGCCCAATCTCGTTCTAGTTCTTCAATATCACTAACACTACCTTGGGGAACTAAAAGCTTCAAACCTGCTGAAGCCTGTGCGTGTGATGTAATGAGGGAAACCGTCTTGTTGAGGAACCTTTGAAATGCTTTATTCTTTCTCACATCACTCATTGGGTATGGTGTGTTGGTCCATATGTTTGGTACTGGTATAACAGGGTATATATCTGTATCACATATCATTTCATACAATACTATTTGACCAACAGTACATGTTAACTTAATTCTTGTTTGTGTTACTTCAACAAAATCAATAAGTCCAGACTCTATAGCTGCAGCAAAGTCTCTATCTTCTGCCATTGCAGCAAACTGTTCTTGAGTCATTATTCTTTCATCGCCAGTTCTAGCGTCAACAACTCTATAATAAGGTACTCTTACCTTTTTGTAATGTTCAAGTAATCTATACTTTTCAATATGATAGTCTTTATCTTTTGTGTTATCTGGCGTAAAGCTTTCCATAGTCGTTCTATTAGTTGCATCAGGATAGTCCTCCTCCTTGTTAAATGTTTCTATCTCATCTATTAATAATTTTTCTGAGTCTTCACTTATAGGTTGACTCATTTGTGGATATAAATCTATTAACTGCTGTCTTGTTAATATAGTTGATACTATAATACCTGAAGCATCATCAAAATATTTATGTCTAGAGTTAGGGTCTACGTAAACTCTGAAAGGGTCTACGTAAGTAAATTTAACTTCACCTCTACCAAAATCAGCATCTCTATCTAAATATGCATAAAAATAACCAAGACCAGTAACAGCGTAGTCATGAACAACTTGTTTAAATACTTCATTGCCATCTGATTTATCCCATACATACTCTAATATAGTTTTCCATACGTTTGCTATTTTATTGTCAGAGTCTTCTCTACCTACTGCACTAAACTTAGGTTGTTTAGATGTAACAATTGCTTTAAACTGTTCTATTGCAGCATATAACCTATCCATAGGCATAGATGACTGATTACGTGAATCTAGTTCATCAAGCTCTGATTGTGAAAAATGATTACCTAAATAAAAGTCAATGTCTTCTCTAGCGGCTACATCCCAGTCTTGTCTGGCATCTCTCCACCTATCAAACAACTCATTTATTTCTTTTACTCTTAAATCTTCTTGTATCATAGTATATAATATAGTATTATTTCCTAGCTCCAGTCAACCAATTATATGCTTTACGTGGTTTTGTCCAAACGCCAGATTTATTTTTACTTTTCTTTTTACGTTTAGGTTGACCTTTAGCAAACTGTGTAGCAAGCCAAAACGCATCAATAGTATCATCATGACTTCCTTTTGGAAAATCAAGCAACTCACCTATAAATTCATGCATTTCTTTTTTAATATGTACAGCGCCTGCTTTAAACATTGGCTGAAGCCCTTCAAATAATCTATCCTTTTTCTTTTGATTGTAATTCTTAATACCTTTTTCTATGCCTGGCAAAAACATTCCTTCTGCTTTACTACGTTTCATAACATAGTCTCTTAACATTTCTTGGTATGCAATTGTTTCTATGTTTATTCTTCGTATCGGCTGGTATCGTTTTGCAATTTCAAATATCTTGTCTGCACAGTCCATCGGTAAAACTCGTTCCCTCCAATATTCAATAACATAGTAATCATAGCTATCAGTAACGCCAATAACCATAATAACACTATAGTCGTTCCTAACACCAACTGTTGAGGCAGGGTCAACACCAATGTATATATTAACGTACTCTTGTCTCCCGTCATCCATCTTAATATACCAAGAATCATACTCTTGGTCATACCTAGCATAGCCTTTATACTGTGCATTATTTATATCTTCCTCGCTAAATATTTGGTCTTCAGGCGATTTAGCCTGATTCATGTACTCTTGGTAAAACTTTGCAGGTGTGCCTGAATCTATATAAAACTGTTTACGTTCCTCTAACTTCTTAATAGGCCACCTAGAAGGCCATATAGGACTACCATCTTCTATAGCTTTTCTAGTAAACACTTCCCAAGCAAACTCTTCACCTGTTTTTTGACATTCTTGATGTTTGGTCACTAGTCCATTTAAAAAACTATCATAATGTACAATAGTTCCATTACACCATAAAAATCCTTTTTTATCAAAATCAATAGCTGGATATACCGCAGCTGTAACCCATTCTTTTATTTGACGTCTAGAGTCAGGCGTTTTAGTATTTAGCTCTGATTCAAAGTCATCTAGCACAATTCCAGTATATCTTGTAGAGTTTTGTTTTTTACCCCTTAATCTTTGCGATGCACCTTTACCAATCATTCTACAACCATTTTTAAGTGTAAACTCTGTTTTAGTCCACTTATCACCTTCAAGGTCTCCAAAGTAGTAATGTATAGCTGGATTACTGTATATATGGTTTTGAATCCATGAAATGTTATCTACAGCCTGGTCCTGTGCTTCACCTACCCATGCTATAAACTGTGGCTCATCTTTGCTTGCAAACAAAAACTTATGCATAATAGCAGTAGCAGCTAAAGTAGATTTTGCATGGTCTCTAGGTAATACAAGCGCTAATTGCTGTTTTTGTGGGTTTAAAAATAATTCACCAACTTTTCTGTGAAAGTCAGGTGTTGCTGATGCTAAAAAGTCTTGTGGGCTAAATAGTTTGCCAAATGTAATTAAATCATTGTATGCTAAATGAAGAGCCTCCTCATTTTTACTAACATTACCATTAAGATTTAAATTGGCCATTAAGGTTGATAAGGGTTGTTTCTTGCTGCCGCTAATAAAAATGCAGCTAAATTTTTATCCATCCCTTTATATTCTGGCCTTTCATTCATAGAACGAATAGCTCTAGCACGAAGACCAGCGTCTAAACTGCCAAACTGCTCATCGTCAAGAAATCTGTCTCCAAGAACAGAAATCATCTTTACTGTGCTGTCTGGGTTTAAAACTCTAAATAATCTTTCTAGGTCTCTATTCATAGATATAGTTGCAACTTCAGCTATTTTAGCTTTAGGGTCTGCATTTTCTATTAATTTATCTATATCTGAGTGTGCGCCTTTTAACTCACTAGGAGATACACCGTATGCAGTATAGTTATATAAAGCTTCTAATAAGCTACGCTCACGATAAGGTTGAGATTTAAACTCTTCGTAGTCATATCCTGCTTGTTTTTGTTTCATATTAAAAATCCTCTATAAGCTCAAAATGAGGGAAATCATCAAAATTATTGTCATCTACCTCAAAGTTTTTATTCCAATCGCCTCCCCAACGAATATTTATTTCCATAGATTGAGCAATGCCCAAGACAAAGCCAGCAAAAAGGTGGAAACGCTCTCTATCATTCCAATCAATAGGATAGGGAACAACATCAGCAGCCCTACTAGGACTAGCGTTATGACGACCATTTGGGTATTTAACTTTAGTTTTACCTTCTTCATAAAGTTTGTTTTGCCTTTCCTTGCTTCTATGTCCTTCAATAACAGAACAATCAACGTATTTAATAACTTCATTAAATAAATCCTGTAAATCTTCATGACATGTTGCTAAATTTTTTCTTGACCTACTTCCAAATCTTGGCATTATCCCTCCTTACCACAATCACATTTAAATTTTCTAGGCATTTTTTGTAATACTTCTAATAACTCAATTCTACCTTCAAGTTCTTTTGTTTTTTCATCTAATTCATTATCTTCAAATACATACTTCATAATTTTATCTAAACTAAAATGTTTAGCTACAGCGTTTATTATTAATTTAGATACTATCATTTTAAATTATATGTGTATGTAATTCCAAAATCGTTCATTACTGGCGGACTATCAGAATATTGATAATTAGTCAAAGGGTCAAATCCTTCCATAAATGGTTGATTAAGAAAAGGTCTAATATTCCCAGACTCTCCAATAGGTATAGCTGGGTAAAAATTATTTATAAGATTAGAAATAAGACTTTCTTTTAAGTTTTTTTTATTATTAAACTTTATATTTCCAAGAGCAGTGCCTAATGTAGTTATAATTGCATCTAAGCCCATATTTCCTGTACCCATTGGTTGAGGCATACCATATCTTATTACATCATTTATAGCACGATTTATATTTCCTTGGGCATCAACAGAGATATTTGTACTTTTTTTATTCATTACTCAAGGTCCATTAATATTTCTTCTAATCTGTCAAATCTATTGTCTAGTTGCGTTTCTATCTTTGCAACGCTAACTTTTAAGTTAACAATACTTTTTTCGTTAGTTTCTACTTTTTTAACAGTTTTTACCTGTTCAGTCTTAATGTTTTCAACTTTATTAGAGTTTATACCATAAGATACTGCTGCCCCAATAATAACTGAGGCTATTGTAAGAATAGACCCTATAGAAATTTTTTTATCTATCATCTTCTTTTCCTAGCTGTTTTTGCAGCTTTTTTAAATGCTTTAGCAGTAGGAGCGCCTTTTGCTCCAGGTTTACGCATTTTTTCGCCACTACCTGCTTTAATTCTTTTACGCTTTGCATGTATGTTAGCGTATAGTCCTGATTTTTTTCTAGGCATATAATCTCCTTACCATTTTTCTTTATTAGCCCAATATGCTGCAGACATTTTGCCTTTAGCAATATTTTTTGCATGTCTAGCCTTAAAAGACTTTCTTCTATTTTTTTGTCTTTGCGACTCGCCTTTTTTAGGTTTACCAGCGGTTTTTACGCCTTGCTGGCCAAATCTTATAGTTTTTACTTTGTCACCTTCTTTAGCCACTACAATATGAGATTTTTTAGGATGACCAGGAGTACGCTTAGGTTTGTTATAACCACTAACTCCAGCTCTTCTTAATCTTGCATCTTTAGTTTTCATGCTTGTCCACCTTCTGTTTCGCTGCCATAAATATACAAAATATTATCTTCCAAATCAAACTCTGATTTACAAGCAGGACATTTCCATGAATTTATCTCACCGTCTTCTTCGATAACGCCTATTCTTTTACTAGCGTTTTCGTCATAATACAGATTTTTTTCACATACAGGGCAAGGGTCTACTTTATTAGACAACTCACTCTTTTTCTTTATGTGCAAGTACTTTGGTTTCTCCACCTTTGATAGCCTCCAGTTGTTCAGGGCTAAAACCAGCCCATACAGTTAGTTCTTCACGTTTCTTTTCTGTTTCAAATAAACCAGACATCTTTGCTAGTGCGTCTAGACTTCTAAGCCTGTCCTGGTCTCTTTCAGAAACGTCTGCTATATCTTTGTATTTTTGTATAATATACTCTGGTGTTACACCCTCTTCTTTTAAAATTAAGGATATTTCTTCTTTAACCATTTGCATTACCTTTTTTTGTTGTAATAATTTGTTAGCCGCATTGCGGATATACTGCGTATCGTTTGCTTTTGGGTACACACGTCTGTATGCTTCTTCCATATCTATACCTGCGGCTACATATTTAGCAAACAATAGCTTTTTAGAAGATAATTTAGTAGAACGTATTTTATTTATAGACTCATAATTGCCAGAAAACGTGTAAATGTTGTCTGCAACGCCATTTTCGCCCAATATTTTAGCATTTTTCTGTTTACAGACAAAACTACCACATATAGTGCGCACACATTTGCGTTTTTCTTTAGAGTTCGGCACTGTAATGTAGTATACCTTAAGAATTTGCACCACATAATGGTCATCTGTATATACCCAATCACCTTCATTTGCTTGACGCCAGTCACTTTTGGGCGTTAATGCGCCCTGAAAGGCCTTAAACTCATCATAACTATCATAAAGTCTGTGTTCTACGCCTTTTATCTTTTTTAATTCCATAAAATAATATACATCTTATTAATAATGATTGCATAGAATAATTATTATTTTGTAATATTGCTATGTTATATGGGTTGGTTAAACACTTCTAGCGTATAACGCACAACAATTGATTACTAGAAGGGGATTAGTTACACAGTCAGAAGCAAGTCGAAGGTAATTGAGCTAGTAACAGAAAAGATTACCCTACCATAAGAAACAGGCTCCGAAACAGCTATATGGGAATTGAGACTAATCTCTTTATTTATAATAGGGGGATTAGATAGTCTCTACCCAAAACTCACCAAAACAGCTATAATTAGTATAATAATTATAAAGTAAAAGAAAAGTTTTAAAAATAGTATTAGAATGTGTGTGAGTGTTTCTTGTGGCATAGCCCCCCTATATGTGTGCCTGTGGTACCCTTGACTTTAGGTTGAAATTTTGGTTTTTTTTTGCAATTGATTATAATCAAACGTAATTTTTAAGGTATTTAAAGTAAAAGACAAGCCCCAACCATTACAGTCGGGGCTTTTTTTGTGCGGGTTATTGCGGGCTGTGTATAGTGCGAACTACGGAAGGTTATATAATATTTCACCTGTGTATTTATCAACAATAATATTATCTTTAAATTCGCTTACTTGTTTAGGTGTCTGTACATACCATATCCAACCTTTTTGATATACCAAGTAATTTAATTTATATACTTCGCTTGCTTGGTTCATTCTGCGTTTGGTTGTTGGTGTATCCCAACCACCACTATTTAAAATTACATATCTATCATTAACCACTTGCACTACTGCGGTATTATGAAACGTAACTATCAATCTAGACTGTTCTGTTTCCATTGGTACATTAGTTACTGTTGTTTTATGTGTTCCTATCATTTTATATACTCCTTTATTTTATGCTCTTTATTTATAAGTTATCAATACTATCTTTTATTAATTGCATTATATGTTTTGATGCTCCAATAGAACCTTTTAGATATTCTATTTTTAAATCAATGTGGTATGCATCAGCATCTACATACTCATCATCTTGATATACTAATACATCTACATCTACTTTTTCACGTTCATCATATTTTTGTAATAATGAATAATTGTATGAGTGCATATCATTTTCAATCATTAGCAATAATTTATCTGCTAGTTTATTATCTATCATTTTATTTACCTCCTTTTATAGATTCTTTTAAATACTCTAGCTGTCTTAATACATAATATGCTTCATTAAGTCTACCCTCTAAATGCGTGATTCTTTCAAACACATCTAAATTGCTGAAGTCTTTTTCATTTTTATTAAAATAATGTATCTCTTTTTTATACTGCTTTACATTATCCTTAATACGATTTATAACCGCTTGTAGTTTTCTTTTATCCATTTTTTTTGACCTCCATTTCTTTCAGGTTTCTGATTTCTTTTATTATCTCTTTTCCTTCGTATGCCATTACATCTAATTCATGCACTTCTAAATTATCACTTTCTGTAATCCCGTCAGTATGTTTACATATGTTGCGGGCTTCTTTATCATGCTTATCTATACGGGCATTAATTAGATTTATTACGTTCTGCAATGCACTAACAACGAAATACTCAATAATAACATTATAATTATCTCTATCCATTTTTAACCCCTTGATTTATTACTTCTTGTAGTTTAACTAATTTACTATGGAAGACTTCAGGGCCACCATTCATTCCAAAATAATTTTTTAATCGTGTTATTTTAAAATGTCTACTTGGTTTTATTCCTTTGGTCACTAAATATACTTGGCCTACTGCTATTGTTAAATTGTAGAGCGCCATTTTACTATTGTTTTCTAGGTCCTCTAAAAATTTACATTCACTATTTATTTCTATCGGTTTATTATTTTTCATTTTAACTCCATTTTATTTTTTGTTTTAGTTCGCACTAATAATATAATACTTTTATATATATTTACATAAATTTATTTATGTTGTTTATTAGTCTATAATATTATATATTTTTATTGTTCTTCGGGACATGATAAACATAAAACAAAGAAAAAAATAAAGGAAAATATCATGGAAAATAAAATAGTTAGAGAGTGCGTTCAAGGTCTAATAGATGATAGTAAAATGATAGATGAGTTATGCGAAAAGCTAGAGACTGAAAGAATCAATCTAGTAAAAGTAATAGATGATTTAGATAGTAAGCCTGTCAATATAGACCTAACGTGGTTTAATGATAAAATGATAGAAATAGGTAGGTCATTAGAAAGCGCAACAAACGCAATGCAAGATGCAAGATGTAACGCAGATAATGCTAAATATGAAGCAGGTTATGCTGATGATAATTGTATGGAAGGCGAAGGTTATATTGATGATGCAAAAAATACTTTTAGAGATATACAAGCAGAACTAGAAAAAGCAAGTAGTATTGAGGACGCAACTCAAAACGAAGAAGCAATAAAAGTAACAGTAAATACAAACAACTAAATAAGAGAGGACTAAAAGCCCGTACATTAATTTGTGCGGGTTTTTTTGTATCAATATGAAAAACATTTTAAAAGAAATATATACCATAAGAAAAGAAAATAAAAAAATCAAAACAAAGGAACTTATAAAGATATTAGAAACAAAAAGTAAAAGAAAAGGAAAGTAATATGGTAAAGAAATTTGAAAGTATAAATATGGTAGAATTAGCTGTAAAAGCAGAGAAAAAAGCAATGGAAAAAATAATAGAATTAGAAAAAGAAAATAATTTATTAAGAGATATGCATGACAAACTATGTAGAGAAATTACAAGATTAAATAAAAGAAAAGGAAAGTAATATGACTATAGAAAAAAAAGAATTAGAAAAAGCAATAAAATATTATCAATTAAAAATTCAAGGACAAGGAATGGTTACCAATGCAAGAGATGAAGAAATCCTAGAAAAATTAATGGCTGTTTATAAAGAAAGGAAAGGAAAGTAATATGGTAAAGAAAAAAACAAGTTTTGTAAGTATGGAAAATAATATCACAAAAAAAGATATATTTGGTTTTGTAAAAGCAATCAATACAGGCGCAATTGATAGACTAAGCAACCAAGACCTAGATAGGTTAAAAAAGGTCCTTAAAAACGTAAAATAATGTCGAAATACCTATAATCTGAATTATAGGTATATAGTACAAAGTGGTTATTTGTATTACTGATGAGACAAACCGCAATATAAAGGAAAAGAAAATGGAAAAGAATATAGAAAAAATGAGAAAAGAGTTCGGTAACGGACTAGAGAAGTATCTCACTAAAAACGACCATATGAAAGAAATGTCTAAAAAAGATTTACTAGATTGGATATTTACTGAATATGTAGTTAATCACAAACTAGAAGGTGTAGAAGCATTACTAGGACTTACACAATCATACGAAAAAGGCAATGTATTTGACTTTGAAGAGATAGAAGTAGTTGGTGTCTGGAATCACGATATTTACGGTACTTTAAGAGGTGATAAAATGATGTTACCAAAAAGTAGTGATTACAAAGTTTTATACAACAACGATAAAAAGCTAGACAAATACAGAACTGATAGAGCTAAAGTTAAAGAAGTTATAGAAAAGATAGTTGAAGAACCTGATGAGTTTTATAATGAAAGTGAGGCCAAATAATGTTAGTTAAAATAAAAGTAGTTAATGGTTGGGACACCGCAACAGAAGATTACAGCTGTAACTATGGTTGTGGTAGAAACATAGAAGAAACAGAAATATCAGAAACCCCGTATGCAACATATGTCTGCGGGGACATAGAATGTTGGAACAATCTTTGTTTAGAATTTTGGTCTCCACTAGATGTAGAAGAAAAAGAAGTGGAAGCTTGTCAAGATTGCGAAGAAAAAATAGAAGAATGTTACTGCGAAAGTGAGGAAGAATAATATGGCTAAGAAATCAACAAAAGTAGACTTATACGACCTTAAAAGATGGTCGTTCTATGTTAATGGTATTCAGTTTAAAGATGATGTATATGGTAAGGATTTTGAAATAGTAGATGAATACAGGATAGAAAAATTTAGAGAGATGCAAACGGACTTTATGCGTTGGCTGAGAAGCTTATCGGGAAACAATTTAGAAAGATTGGCGCAAAGTGTTAAAACACAAAAAGAACTCACTCAATGTGGGTTTAGGCAAGAGAAAGAGAGTAAATAAATGAAAGCAACATACAAAGAGCTAACACAAACATATCAAGATACAAATCAATCAATAACTGCTGAATCCGAAATAGAAAAATTAGAAGATTTTACAAT